GTGCCCAGCCTCGCCCCGCCGCGCCGTGCCCTGCCATGCCACGCCTTGCCTGCCATGCCACGCCTTGCCTGGCCACGCCTTGCCTGCCATGCCAAGCCTAGCCCGGCCACGCCTTGCTAGGCCATGCCGTGCCTGCATGCCACGCCATGCCGCGCCGCGCCAAGCCTCGCCGGGCCACGCCAGGCCTGCCATGCCTTGCTAGGCCATGCCGTGCCATGCCTCGCCCGGCCACGCCTGCCGTGCCACCACCTACTCGACGCGTTGGAAGCGCCCCCACCCCAGTGCGGAGGTTTTCTCTGGGCGTCCCTCGCAGATTCCGACCCCCCAACCGGCCTGGTCGATGAGCGCGACGAGCTGTGCTTCCGAGACGAGGCGGGGGTTGAACTCGATGCGCAGACGTACCGTCCACTCGCTGTACTGTGGCCGGTAGGCCAGTCCGCGGGTATTGATGCCGATGGTCACTGCGTCCTCGCGGATCGTGCCGATGGCCGGCTTCCCCGTCGGTGTCAGCAGCGGGATTAGCGATGCCCCCGGCGAGTCGAGCGCATCGACGAAGACCGCCTGCCTCAGGCCTACCTTGGTGAGGTCGTCGAACGCCGATGCGGCGGAGACGATTGCCTTCTTCAGCGCAGTGACTGGGATGCACTCGCGCCCTTCCGTGTCGACGTAGCGGTTCGCCAGAAATTCGGCATTGGTGTCACGGATGCCTTTCTTGGTGCGAGCCTTGTGCTCCTGTTTGTCGCGGATCTCCTGTTTCGCCTTTTCGCCGAAGTTGTGGACGACGAGGATGGACCCCTGTTTGTTCCGCAATGTCACGTTGATTGTGTTGATTGGCATCTTGACTCCACTGGTGTTGTTCGCACTGTTAGTTCTCGCCCCTCACCAATGCCGCGCCACGCCTTGCCTGCCATGCCGCGCCAGGGTCCGCCACGCCGAGCCGGGCCTCGCCCCGTCATCGCGCATTCTCCACCGCTGCCACCGCTTCTTCGACACTGCGCACGACGGCGTAAACGCCGCCGAACTTGACGATCATGGCACCCCATCGGTCTTGCTCTGGCGTCGTGCGCTCGCCCGGGCGCTTGACCTCGAGCTCGATACGCCGGCCGTCGGCGAAGATGCCGCTGATGTCGGCTTGTCCAGGGACGCCGAATCGCACGGCGCGGTGGCCGTAGGCTGCGACGCCGGTATTCTGTCGCCACACCCTGCAATCCGTACGTGTTCCCAGGGCGACGAGGATTGCGGCGGTGAGTCCCTGTTCGGTCATGGATGACCAGTACCGTAGCGTGCGACCAGCGCATCGGATGTTTCGATTCCAATATCGTGCAGGGCAAAGTCGTCACTCAGTGGACCAAGGCTCTTGTTCAACTCGGGCCTCAGATGCCTGATTAGCGCCCCCTCGATTCTGTCCAATTCAGAGGCTGGGACCGGAAGCCAAAGCACGTAATCGAACTTCTTCTCGCCGCCATAGTGCTGGGCCACTCGGGATGTGACGTTGACGCTCTGTCCGACATACACGACGGCGCCATTGCGAACAAGGAAGTAGCACCCTGGGCCGACCTCGAGCGCGGGGAACAGTTTCAGCCCAGGGATCGCAGCTATTGAGCCTGGCACGTCGGTTATCTTGGCGCGTTCGCACGCGACTGGAATGCCGCGTGGTAGCGGCATTCCGTCGCAAGCCTCCACTAGATTCAACGACACCCACCTGCATATGTCTGCCTTGTGGAACAAAGGCATGCCTCCATCAATACGCCAGTGCGGTGCATGGCCAGAATTGGCTAACTCGATGAGCCTCTCAGGGGTGATGAGCCATCCCTTGGCTGCCATGATGTCGGAAGCTTCCAAGTGCGTTATGAGCCTTGGAAGTGTGCAGGAGTCAACATTAGACGCACTCAGCGACACGCGAGACCTAACGGTATCCTTCTGCATAATTCCTCACGATATGCGGCACCCTGCGCGAGCACTCCTCGCAGAGGTGCCATACGATTGCACCACCATCGCGGCGCCATACGACTGTTGCGGGTGCGGCGTGGCAGTGGTCACAGGACATCGGCCATATCTCCGGCTTCGTAGAGGTCGAGTTGGCCGTGCGCGTCGCGTTTGGCCGCCTCGACGTTCTTGACGGCCTGGGCGTAGTAGCTGGCCTTCAGCTCGATGCCGATGGCGCGGCGGTGATTCAGGATGGCGCCGTAGACTTCCGACCCCACACCCATGAACGGGGTCAGCACCACCTCGTTCTCGTTGGACCATAGGATGACGGCCCGCTCGATTACGTCGAGTTGGAGTGGATGCACGTGCCGCTCGTCATCGTCTTCTCGGGCTTTCTTGTGCGGCAGTACCCTGTCGAGCCGTACGTCATCCCAGAATGCGGAGGCGTACTGACGCCAGATCCAATGGGAGTACCTGTTTTCGAGTTGACTCCCAGTCCATCCACGGTACCGCAGTGTGTCTGCTGGCATCTTGCGCTCGCCGGCATAGTCTGTCAATCCGGCAGGATGCGTTACCGGTACCGCATTCTGTCCGGCCCTGCGGAAGACAAGCAGGTAGTCGGCACTGGCGATCGAGCATCGCGTAGAGTCCTCGGTTAGGTTCTTGTGTGACAGGCTCTTCGTCATGGTCCGATTGCGAATGGTTAGCGGCTCCTTCCACACGTGGTATCGTGCGACGTATGCGAATCCATATCGTTCATGGAGCCTGATGATCTCCCCCGGGAAGTCGCGTAGATGGTCCAGCCCGGTGTTACCAGTCGGAATGTCCATGCAATGGACGGCCGACATACGGCCCGGCATTGTGAGCCGATGAATCCCTTTCACCACGAACTCGTAATGCTCGAAGAATTCGCCGTAATCGAGACAGTTGGACAGGTCGCGTGGATCCGATGAGTACGTGTACAGCCCACCGAACGGCGGCGAATACAGGGACAGATGGATGGACCCCTCGCGTAGCGATTGCATGACCTCGATGCAGTCGCCACGGTATAGCGCCCACCTGCTGGATATGGTTTGCTCCGCTACAGCCACGATGGAACCTCCTCCTTGCGCGTGCAGGCATTGACCGCAACGATGCGATTGGCATCGCCCATGTGCGAGACAAGTTCAACGAACATCGCATCTGCGGCCGTAGCCTTGCGGGCCATGTTCTCGCTGACGTATTGCTCTCCCGTAGTGGCGATGATGTCTACGGTTACCGGACGTTTCTGGCCAAAGCGCCAGCAGCGGCGGATGGACTGGTAATGCTGCTCCCAGGAGTGGGACACGAACGCCACGACATGAGCGCAGCACTGGAGATTCAGGCCGTATCCGAAGATGCGACTCTTGCTGATCAGGCGTCTTGGGCCATCGGCGCCATGCCCGCATCCGGTAGTTCTGAATCGTGGCATGTCGCACAAACAACGCTTGCCTAAGAACCACTCCACTGCCTTCTCCTTATAGTCGTCGCCGTGACGGCCGGCCACCTGTAGCGAATGCGGGAGCATGTCCTCGAGCATGTCGCCTTCGGCATTCAGATGACACCAAACGATTGACAGGTCATGCTGCGCTACCAGGTCGCTTACGAGTCCAATGCGTTCCTCCATTGTGCGCCTGCGTTCGTCGCGTTCCGCCCGCAGTCCGAACGCAGGCAACGTAAACAGCATCCCATCCGGTGGGCGCATTGGCTCGATGATGTGTTCATGCTCTATCAGTGGTGGTAAGACGAAACCATCATCGGGAAAGCCAAGGTCGCTAGGCATCCGGCAGGCTCTGGCCCACGAGGCAACCCATCTCCAGAATGGCTGCACGGCATGCCCCTTCAGTCGCCATTGGCCAATGGATTGCGACACTCGGAAGGATAATTTCGCGAAGTGATTTCCACCGCGTGCCGCCCGTGTATTGTGTTCCCGATCGCTACGCCAGTTCTTGACATCCTGGAGACGATGTTGCTTTGTCTCGTCCTGCTTGAAGAATCGCGACAGCATGTCCGTACGGCCAAGTTCGCCCAGCGCTTCGCTGCTTGTCCCAAGTTCGATGTAGTCGTTCGGTGCCGCGGTGGCCGTGCATAGGAGACGATACGGCACCTTTGACATGAAGCGCGTAACGCTTTTTTGCGTCGCCCCGGTGAAGTGCTTCAGGCAGCTCGATTCGTCGCACACCACAGCGGCAAAATCCTCCGGCTTGAAGTGGTGCAGCCGCTCATAGTTTGTGATGACGATACCGCCGCCGTGGTTTCCCTCTCTGGAGCGTTCAACCTCCATGCCGAACTTCGCGCCCTCGTCTACGGTCTGAGCGCTGACGGCTAGCGGCGCAAGGATGAGCACTGGACGGTTTGTTTTGCGCACGATGTTCTCGGCCCACACGAGCTGCATGGGGGTTTTGCCCAATCCGGTGCCGGCGAAGATTGCCGCTCGTCCTCTTCGCAATGCCCATTCGACCAGGTGCTTCTGGAAGTCGAAAAGGAAGTCAGGCATCCATAGTGGAGCGAAGCCGTGGCGCTCTCCTGATTGCGACTTCTGTGCGATGAATTCAGCGTACGTAAGCATTCGCGGCCTCCACCTCACGCTCCGACGGCCACCGCTTGCGGATCCCATTGAATGCGCCGCGCACCCAGCCGGTGCCGTACTGTCGTGTGCGGGCCTTCGCGATGAGCCGCGCGAGAATCAGCGTGTCGCCCGAGACGTTGCCGACGATGCGGTACTGCTTCAGCTCGGCTAGCTCGCCGGCTTTCGTACGGATTCGCTCGCGGGCCTGGATTGGGTTAGTAGCGCCGCAGCATGGGCAGACTACGCCAGAAAACACCGCAAAACACTGACTGCACGTGCGCAGCGGAATGGCGTCAGATGGGCGTTTCACGCGGCCATCGAGAGTCCACTTGCGCATCTCATCGGGCAATCCGTTCCGGAGGCAGTTGCCGGCATGGTCGAGGATGAGTAGGTCGCGTTTGCCGTCGTATGGACGCATGCCCCTCCCGACCATTTGTAGGTGCAGGGCCATGGACTGCGTCGGACGCGCGAGCACGACGCACGAGACGCGAGGAACGTCCACACCGTACAGGAGCAGGTCTGCACAGCAGACGATGCCGATGCGTCCCTCGCGCATCCTGTCGAGAATGACTCCCTGGGTGCGGCTAGTACCGTCCAGTTGGATGCCTCCGAGCATCTCCGCCAGGTGTTTGCTATGCTCGATGCCCGCGCCGAAAACGAGTGTGGTGCGCCCTTCCCCGAGCCTGCGCCAGGTCACCGCTACATCGGCCACGAGGTGCGGCCTGTCGATGGCCTGCGCGAGAGCGCCTGGCATGTAGTCTCCGCCGAGCCGCGGGACACCGGTTACGTCCAGAGTCGCTGGAGCAAATGCTCGCGCCGGTACGAGGTATCCTCCGGCGATTAGTTCGCCGGGCGCGGCTGCCTCCACGAGTGACTGGTAGACCTCGCCGAGCCCGCGGCCATCGGTGCGGCACGGAGTCGCCGTCATGCCGAGCCACCTCGCCGCGGGCCATCGGCTAAGCAGTGTGAGTTGCGCGTCATGGTTCAGGTGCGCCTCGTCGACCACGAGCAGCGCCGGCTCCGCCACGTCGCGCCGCTGGAGCATCGCGAGCGTCATGACCTGCGCCGGCGCATCGCCGATGTGCTCGTGCGCCTGTCGCACGAGCTCGCGGCGTGGCGCTACCACGACGACAGGGCCCTTCGCCGATGGCACGATGGCGCGAAGCATGTGCCCCTTGCCCGCCCCCGTAGGAGCGACGAGCAGCACGCGCTTCGCCCCCGCGCGATAGGCTGCGCGAAGGCGCTCGATGGCTAGCGTCTGGTACTGGCGTAGACTCATGGCAGCACAGTGATACGCCGTGCTCGGAATTTGCCATTCGAGGTAGCGATGATGTCGGACACATGGGCGACTACAGCGACCACGGGAATGTCCCCGTAACTCCGAGTCAACCATTCGCGCGATGCCAGGTAGATTCCTGGATGACAGTCCGTTTCCGTATCGACGGAGAAAACCGGCGCCATATACTCGCCAGGCGTATACGTCTGTGTGCCCACATGGCGTGACCTGGCGGTGCGCCACGCGTGGACAAAACCCTCTACGTCCGGAGGGATTCCAGCCTCCGTCAGTGCGGCCGTAGCGTCCGGAACCTGCGCCGCAGGGTCGAGGCATGTGTCGCTGAGGTTCACGCCGCGGAGGTTCGCGTCGCCGAGGTCCGCGCCGCGGAGGTTCACGCCGCGGAGGTTCGCGTCGCCGAGGTCCGCGCCGCTGAGGTTCACGCCGCGGAGGTTCGCGCGGACGAGGACCGCGCTGCCGAGGTTCGCGCGAACCCCCCCCGGCTTACGGCGCACCCACGCCGCATGTAGCCGTAATGTTTCGGTGAGGTTAGCCATTGCACGATCTCCATTCCCACAGGCGCCGTAGCGCCAGGAACGCCTGCCAGTGGTCTTCCATGTCACTGGCCAGAATGAGCCGCGGCTCGATGCGGTCGCCTTCGGTCTTCGGAATTCGGACGATGACGCCGGCCACGTCGCTGATACCGTCGAGACGTTCGACGGCACGGACGTATGCGGCGAGCTGAATCGAGTACTCCGGGTAGATGTCGCGCGAGGACTTCCAATCAACTACGACAGTGATCTCGGGACCGACTCGCAGGCGAGCGAGCATGTCGAGGCGCCCGGCGTAGCGATGCTCAGGGTGCCATACCTGCCGCTCGGTATCTAGCACGGTGAATCGCGTCTCGTCGGCCCACTGCTGCCACTGCTCTAGCGCGGCGAGCTGCGATTCTGAGAGGTCAGGCAGCGGCTTGTCCGTGAGCCGCGCCTCGATGGCCTCATGAATCCGCGTGCCCCAGTCCATCGCTCTGCGCGACTCACGCATGTAGGAGTATTTCCCTGCGGCGGCGCCGACGAGGTCGCAGGCGACCTGCGCCGCCTCCGGCCATACTGCAGACGGGTCAGTGAGCACGCGAGCGAGGCCGTCCGTTGGAGCGCTGAGCACGCGCCGCATCGCATCGAGCATGTGCGCCCGCTCCAGCTTGGCGGCCCACGGGACGAGAGCCTCCTTGGCGAGGAGCGCCAAGATTGAGGTCACGCGTGGGGCCTCGCCGGCCGCGAGCCTGGCCGTCGCCGGCCAGGCGTCGCGGAGCTCAGGGATGATGTAGCGGTCGCGGCTAGGCATCAGAACGGCACGTCCACGTCAGACGGCGGCGGAGGCGGCGCTACCTGTCGCTTCGCCTTCGACGGTGCGAGGTATGACTTGACACGATTCTTGTCGCCGTACTTCTCGTCGTGCTCGGTCTCGAGCCGTACGCGGACGTTGGCGTCAGAGAAGTTCTCGGCCTCGAGGTCCTCGCCCTCCTGGAATCCGCATGCGTCGCACAGTGCGTGAAGCCGCCACGCCGCAGGCCCGGCGAGCATGACATGGTCGTACACGTAGCGCTGACCCGCATCGGTGTAGACGGCCAGTGTGAGCGAGAGCATGTCATTTCCGTTTTTTGACGTTCGCTGCTCGCATGCATGGATGGTGGCATCGTACGTGCCGTCGGGCAGTAGCCCAGTGTCGTTCGGTCCGGGTGCCTTGAAGCTCATGTCTACTCCTTATCGGCCATTCGTTTGAGCATGTTCTGCTCGGCGATCCCTGCCGCAGCTACGACGCCGCGAAGTGCTGCTACGCCGGCATCTGCCTCTTGCTGCTCCTGCGCGAGCTTCGTCTCCGCCCACGCCAGCATTGCCGAGGCTTTGTCCGGCGGGAGCTCGGCCAGTGCGCCCACGCCTACGCGAGCGAGCATCGCGTCGATGGCGGGAGCATCGATGCGGCCGGCCTTGCGCAGCAGTGTCACTGCCTGCGTGAGCCGCGCGATCACGTCCGGCTCTGCGAGCATCTGAGGCGTCGCAGGCGTCTCGATTGCTGCGGCGCCGTAGCGCTCCGCCAGCGCGGCGTACGTCGCCGGGATCACGTCGCCGATGGCGAGCTGCGCGACGCGGCTCTTGACTACGACCGCCATCCGCTCCTTGCCGCGGAGCTCGAGGCGCAAGACGAGATCGAAGAGGTAGTCGAGCTTCGCCATCGCATCGAACGTCGTGCCAGCCTCCACGACCTCGCTCCCGCGCCGCTCCCACCGCGTCTTCGCATGCGCGGTCAGGATCACGCTCATGTCCAGGCGCAGGAGCAGATGGAGCAAGCGCTTCAGCTCGCGGTCCGCCCTCCCCTTGTGCCGGCCGTACTCGGTGCCGTCGAACCCTCGCGCCGGGTCTGCCATCCTTTGCGCCGATGCGTCACAGAGTCCTTGGTAGATGACGGTGATCGGGTCGATGATGCACGTGCGGTAGGCGTGACGCTCAGTGAGGAGCGCCGTGACCTCGGCCGTGACTTCGGCGAGGTCGATGGAGGCGAATCGAGCCCCCCCCCGCTCGCGCAGGAGCGCGGCATACTGCGGCCTCTCCGCGCCGCGCTCACCATCGATGACGTACGGGCTCGGGAACTGTAGCGCGAGCGTCGTCTTGCCAACGCCGGGCTCGCCGTACAAGAGTAGCTTGAGTCGCGCTGCGCTCGGCGCTGGCAGGGTACCTCTCAGTGTGGTCATCATCGTACTCCTCGAGGATAGACGCCCCGCCCGGGGATGATGAGATGCGACGGCCGGCCCGGGCGGGGACGAGGGTGTACCCGGCCGTCGCGATGGGACTAGGTGATCGGCGTGGCGAGCGTGCCCATGCGCCGCAGCGCCTCCTGGCG